GCTGAGTTAGTTGCGTCTATACACGATGAGTATCAGCATGAGGTATACAAACCACAAGCTGACAGGTTTGGTGAACTAACTAAACTGGCAATGAAACAAACAGAAAAGGTTTTAAAAATAAAATGTCCACTAGACAGCGAATACAAGATAGGCCAGAACTGGTCAGAAACACACTGATACATCTTGAAGATACTGAAATTAAATTGTACACTGAGATAGGTAAGATACGCTATGACAGTAACAGAAAGAATAATGTAAAGGACACTGCTGCTAAACGAGATAAGAATGATCCTTATAAGTTTGATATCATTGGTGTTGCTGGAGAGTTGGCACTGTACAAAATGATTGGTGAGTACCCACATGGTGTTATGGATGTTGGAATACGTTCAATGGAAAGAGGAACTGACAAAGGAGATTTACTTCTTGATGGTCTTACTGTTGACGTTAAGACAACAGACCATGTGAACGGTAGACTACTTGCTGTAAGTAATAAGTGTCTTGGAGTTATTGATCTATTCGCCTTGGTTGTAAAGCTATCTGATAATAACTTTATGATAAGAGGATTTTACCCATGCCATATGCTTATTAAAGAAGAGAACTTTAACAGAGCAGACGGTAAATTATTTAGACCCTGTTACAATGTAGGACAAGAGGAGTTGATGGACTATGAAGAAGTAGTAAAAAAGTTACAACCACTGAAAAAAAGTGCTTGACTCTGTGAATGTGATCAGGCATACTGTGCAAATCGTTGAATGAAAAGCCACATGGTGTGGCGACTAAACTTGAAAGGAAAGTTAACATGAGTGATGTACATATTATTTCTGGTAAGGCTTATTGGGCAAGCATTCTTTCTCCCAACACAACCTACGAACCAGTATACTCTGTCGATGTTTGTTTAGATGAGGATACTAAGAGTTTGGTTGAAAGCCTTGGTCTTAACGTGCAGAACAAGGGTGATGATCGAGGAGACTTTGTAAAGATCAAACGCAAAGTATATAAGCGTGATGGCTCTGAGCGTCCTGCACCTATCGTTAAAGACTCACAGAATAATAACTGGGACGGTAGTCTTATTGGTAACGGTAGTATGGTAAATGTTAAGTTTGCTACATATGATTGGGAATACAACAAGAAGACAGGTGTAGCTTCTGACCTGATGGGTGTGCAGGTTGTTGATCTTATCTCATACGGTGACAATAATGATTTCTCTGCAGTAGAAGGTGGTTACACTGTAGGAAATAACGAACAAGCAGGTGAGGAAGTTCCGTTCTAACCGTCCCTACACACGGGGTTGCTACTATATTAGAGCAACGATTGCTGGCAGGTGTGGAGAGGGACTGTCAGATTATGTAACCAACTCAACAAAGGAAATAGACTATGACTAATGAAGGTAAACTACTCGGTGCTTTGCGTAAGCGGATGCGTGTTACACGTAAGACTGCTATTCAACGTGGATGGTCAGAGAACTTAACAGCAGATATTTCTCGCCTTCGTAATCGTGGCTTTGATATTGATACTGTCACTGCTAAAACACCAGAAGGTGATTCGTATACTCGCTATAGGTTAATAGCTGAACCAGAAGCAGTAGTATAATACAATGACAACAGCACAGAAAACAATTGATACTTTGGTAGAGGACATATACAGTCTATTCACCAGTAATGAACCTACAAAAATTCCTGCTAATGTTCTGCAAGAGTTTGCCAAGGATGTTACTGATGCTGTTGTCGCTTCTCTTACTCAGGAAAGAAAGCCAAGAAATAATTTAAGGCTATCCATGATTGGTCAGCCAGCACGTAAGACATGGTACTCTGTCAGGTCAACTGAACAGGAAGAACTATCTGGGTCTGACTACATCAAGTTCCTATATGGAGATATCCTTGAAGCACTTCTTGTCTTTCTTTCCAAAACATCTGGTCACAAAGTAACTGATCAGCAGAAACAGGTAGTACTAAATGATGTTGTTGGTCATCAAGATGCGGTAGTTGATGATGTTCTTGTTGACTTTAAGAGTGCATCGTCCTTTTCTTTTAAGAAGTTTACTGAGGGTATGGTATTCAAAGATGATCCGTTTGGCTATGTCGCACAATTATCTGCGTATGCTCAAGCTAACAATGCTAAAGAAGCTGGATGGGTTGTCATTGATAAGACAACAGGCCAGATAGCTTATTGTCCTGTTCATCAGATGGAGATGATAAATGCTTCACAAAAGATTGACTATCTTAGAAACGCTATCAAAGATAGTGAACCACCTGCTCGTTGTTATGATGATGTTCCTGACGGTAAGTCTGGGAATATGCAGTTATCTGTTGGTTGTAACTATTGCCCTCATAAGTTTGATTGTTGGTCGGATGCTAACAATGGTAAAGGACTACGTGCGTTCCAGTACGCAAACAATATCAAGTATCTAACTAATGTAGATCGCGAACCGAATGTCCCAGAAATACAAATTTAGATCACGCTCTGAACGTAGAGCAGCAGACTATCTGATAGCTTTGAATGTTGACTTTGAGTTTGAACCACATTATATTCCGTATATGTGGATTGAATCTAAGAAATATCTTCCTGACTTTATTCTACCCTCTGGTATTATACTAGAGGTGAAGGGAAGGTTTACTCTTGACGATAGAAAGAAACATCTTTTTCTTAGGCAGTCTAATCCTGACTTGGATGTAAGATTTGTATTTGATAACCCTAACAATAAACTAAACAAAGGAGCGAAGACTACCTATGCAGATTGGTGTAAGAAGAATGACTTTATATTTTGTAAACTCTCTGATGGTATTCCCGACAGTTGGTTAGATGAGAGAAGGAACAGAAAAGTTTCTGGTAGAAATAGAAAGTCTAGTAGAAAACAAAACAACAAGTCCTGAACAAATATTGTTTCTTGGTGTTGTCTTACAGGCAATGCTTGATGCAACTAAACCAGAAAATAACAGAGAGTCAATCGAGTCTAAGACAGCACGTGATGCTGCAAAGGCATGGTTCTTTGCTTCAGTTGGTGTAACTGCTGAAGACTTTAGTACTGTCTGTGATATAGCAGGTGTGGATGCAGAGTATGTTCGTAGCTTTGCATTCAAGGTTATTAAATCTAAGGAGATTAAATATGTTCGTAGGCGTATCAACGCAGTCCTCACATTTGACTAGGAGTAGAAAGATGGATAGAGATACAGAAATTGCACAACTATATGCATCACTTCCTAATTTTAAATTTGATGAAGGAGAATACATAGATGAGATACATGAGTATGTTACCTCTACATATAAGGAACACTATGCAAAAGGTAAGTACCAAGCCACTGATGTAATACTAGACAGTGGGCATGGTGAAGGTTTTGTTATGGGTAACATATTAAAATACTGGAAGAGGTATGGTAACAAAGAAGGAAAGAACAGGAAGGACTTGCTAAAGATTATTCACTATGCGATAATCATGCTTTATGCCCACGATCATGTAACTAAGGGAGAATAGAATACATGCCTACATTTCGATCCAATGAAAATCCAATGTTCCGTTCCAAGTTTAGTGAGGATATCTTCAAACATAAGTATGCACATCATGGTTGTGAAACATGGGCAAGCCTAGCCTCTGTACTGGTAGAAGATGTTTGTTCTCCTCAGTTAAAACAAGATGAGATAGATCAGCTTAAAGAATATATAACTGATCTAAAATTTATTCCCGGTGGTAGGTACTTGTACTATGCTGGTAGACCTAACAAGTTCTTTAACAACTGTTATCTTTTGAAAGCAGAAGAAGATACACGTGAAGATTGGGCAGACCTATCATGGAAGAGTGAGTCATGTCTGATGACAGGAGGTGGTATTGGTGTTGACTACTCTGTATACCGCGAGGAAGGTAGAGTGTTGTCAGGTACTGGTGGTCTTGCTTCTGGTCCTATACCTAAGATGCTAATGATCAACGAAATTGGTCGAAGGGTAATGCAGGGTGGTAGTCGTAGGTCAGCTATCTATGCCAGTATGAACTGGAAACATGCTGATGTAGAAAAGTTTCTGGTCAGTAAGAACTGGTATGACATGCCCGTTGGTAACACAGGCTTTACTATCGGTCAGGTAAAGGAACAAGATTTTAACTACATAGCTCCTCTGGACATGACAAACATCAGCGTGAACTACGATACTGAATGGTTAATTAACTATTGGGAGACAGGTGATGTTGGGACTACATTTAAGCAGAATGTACGACAAGCCTTACAAACCGCCGAACCGGGATTCTCTTTTAACTTCTTTGATAAAGAAAATGAAACACTACGTAATGCATGTACTGAAGTTACTTCGCAGGACGATTCGGATGTATGTAACTTAGGTTCAGTCAACCTTGGAAGAGTAGATAATCTAAAAGAGTTTAAAGATATTGTTCACTTAGCTACTAAGTTTCTTATGTGCGGTACTCTTAAAGCAAAGCTACCTTATGATAAAGTCTATAAAGTACGGACGAAGAATCGTAGGTTGGGTCTAGGTCTAATGGGTATGCATGAGTGGTTAATTAAGAGAGGTTATAAGTATGAAGTTACTGATGAACTACACCAATGGTTAGGAGTTTATAAAGGAGTGACTGATGATACTTCTAAAAAGACTGCTGATGAAATGGATATTAGTAGACCAGTAGCTAACCGTGCTATTGCACCTACAGGAAGCATTGGTATTCTTGCGGGTACAAGCACAGGAGTAGAACCAATCTTTGCTGTAGCATATAAACGTAGGTATTTAAAAGGTGGTACACGCTGGCACTACCAGTATGTAGTAGATAGTGCAGCACAAGAATTGATTGATCTTTATGGAACTAAACCAGATAAAATTGAGTCTGCTCTTGATCTTGCAGGGGATTACAAAAGACGTATTAAGTTCCAAGCTGATGTTCAAGACTATGTAGATATGTCCATATCCTCTACTATTAATCTACCATCGTGGGGAAGTAAGCTAAACAATGAAGATACTGTTGTGGATTTTACTGATACTCTTGCCTCTTACGCACATCGCTTACGTGGCTTTACTGTATACCCTGATTCATGTCGTGGTGGGCAACCATTAACCTCAGTACCTTATACTGAAGCTGTTGATAAACTAGGTGAAGAGTTTGAGGAAGGACTTGAGACACATGACATTTGTGATATTACTGGACACGGAGGGAGTTGCGGAGTTTAATGCTTACGTATCACACTTATAAAGAGGTACTACCAAAAGAACTATGCAACGGTATAATAGGTATTGCTAAGGAGTTAGACAGTCAGGAAGCGGATGTATCTCAGAATGGCAATAGTGTTCTACTTGAAAAGGTAAGAAATAGTAGACTTGCTTGGTTAGAAAATCCTGAACTAACTTCCATTCTGCAACTGTACGCAGAGACAGCTAACGAGGAAGCTGGCTGGAACTTTCACATAAATTGTTTTGAAACTCCACAGATTTCCTTCTATGGCAAGGGACAGTTCTACGATTGGCACATGGATGCTGGCGTAGAACTACCCTCTGATCCTTACAGAAGAAAGCTGGCAGTGTGTGTCACACTTAACAGTGAGTTTAAGGGTGGTGATTTACAGGTACAGAAGTGGGTGCATCCTCAATCTGGAGACAGGTTTGCTACACTTAAAGATATGAGAAAAACTGGCAGCATTGCTGTCTTTCCTTCCTTTGTCTATCATCGTATTACAAAAGTAAAAGAAGGTGAACGATGTTCATTTGTCTGTTGGTTTAGAGGAGAAAAGTTTACTTAACTTTTTTCTTGACAACGATTGTATACTGTAGTAGTATGTGCATGGTACGACCATAGTGGTGTGCCAAACTAACTTGCTTAACAAGGAGATAACAATGAACTTTATTGACTATATTAACAAAAATCGTATGACACTCCCAGACTATATGTTGGGATTTACCTTTGAAGATTTGTTCAAGCATGTGCCAAGTAATGTTGGTGCATTCCCTCCGCATGATTTAGAAAAGGATGATAATTTTTATAAGCTAACACTTGCTGTTGCTGGTTACTCAAAAGAAAATATTTCAATTGAATTGAAGGATAGTATTCTTAATATTGTTGGCGATAGAGATGGCAATGATAATAGAAACTATATTGTATCAGGCATTGCGGCACGTAAGTTCCGTAAATCATTCTCCCTGTCTGATACTATGGAAGTAAGAGACGCAGACTTAAAGGATGGTCTTCTTACTATTACATTGGAAGAAGTTGTTCCTGAAGAAGAACAACCTAAGTTGATCGCAATAAAGTAGACATAATACTTAGGGGGTGTGCTATTATCTGAAGCGCATCCCCTTTTTTAAAGGAATACAATGAGTTTTTTAGATACTGAACCAACAATTAAAATAGATTTAACAACTACTACCTGTGATAATCTTGTTGTAGAAATATTAAAGACAGTTATAATAGATGATCTTAGTAGTGATCTGATTGAAGATGAGTTAAAGAATGCTATGCTAACAACACTAGAATATTTTATGGTGCCTTCACAGTTTACTACATTTAAAGAACTTACAGAAAAGATTGAAGAGGAAGATACTGATGAGTAGTATTCCTACAGTTTACATAGGTTATGACCCTACAGAAAAAACTTACTGTGACGTTCTTGAATACAGTATAAATAAATATGCTTCATCACCTGTAAATATTGTTAGACTAAAACAGGATAGTTTAAGGCGAACAGGTTTATACTGGCGAACAAAAATTATAAAGGATGGTCAGCAGGTAGATTCATTTGACGGTAAACCATTTTCTACTGAGTTTAGTTTCACACGTTTTCTTGTACCATTTCTGAATGTACATCAAGGACATGCGTTGTTTATGGACTGTGATATGTACATGAGAGACGATATAAATAAATTATTTAATATCTTCTATAATAGAAAATTTTCTGTAGCTTGTGTACATCATAAGTACCAACCTACTGACAAATATAAAATGAAAAATAAAGTACAACAAAATTATTTTAGAAAGAACTGGTCAAGTTTTATGTTGTTTAACTGTGGTAATCCAGAACTAAATGAACTAACTGTGTCTTCTGTAAACACCAGTAGCGGAAGTTGGTTACATGGTATGTGTTGGGCAGAGACAGTAAGTCAAGTATCTGAAGAATGGAACTGGCTTGATGGTCATTCATCTGAAGACATTGATCCTAAGTGTGTACACTTTACAACAGGAGGACCATTGTTTAGAAACTGGGAAGGTAAAAGAGATATTGATAATCAATATGCAAAAGAATGGAATGAATTATACAGGGAGATGAGTGAACAATATGACTAAGTTTGTAACATCATTTAGTGCTAGTGGTTATGTAAGCTACGCTAAGAATATGCTAGAGTCAGTGGAAAAGTTTTGGAAGAACGATCTAAAGTTAATAGCATACTACCATGACTGCCCTGAAGAATTAGTAGCTGACTTTCCACAGTCAGAAGTTATTGAGTATCGTAATCTAAATGATGTTCAAGACATGCTTGACTATAGAGAAAGAATGAAAGACCATGATGGTACTGAGGGTGGCAATATGCAGTACAACTGGCGTATGGATGCTATCAAGTGGTCACACAAAGTATATGCTATGACTGACCTATCCTTAGAGATTGGTGAGAAAGAGGCAAAGGGTGGATGGATGATCTGGTTGGATGCTGATACAGTAACCACTAAGCCTTTCTCTCAGAAAAATTTAGATACCTTTGTTTCCCAAAAAGCAGAGTTGGTTTACTTAGGTAGGAAAGACGTTGACTATAGTGAAACTTCTTTTATTGCTTTCAATCTTGACTATGAGTCACCTCACTATCTATTAGCTGACCTACGAGGATGCTATGATATTGGTGAGGTAGTATCGTATCGTGAGTGGCACGATGGTTTTATCTTTGAACGACTATTAAAAATATATCTTGCTCATGGTATGAAGGCACAGAACCTAACACCTAATGTAAAAGGTCTTGCTGCCTTTACCAACTCTCCACTATCTGAGTATATGGTACACTATAAGGGTAATCTAAAGCAGAAAATATCTAAGGAAGAAGTTACACCTGATGTTAATCTTCCTCGCTATCGTCAGCTTGCTGATCTGGTACGTACATATGCTACTGATAGTATCGTAGAAGTAGGTACATGGAATGGTGGACGTGCTATTGAAATGTCCCTTGCTGCGTTTGAGAAGACTGATACACTACACTACACAGGCTTTGATCTATTTGAAAATGCAACAACAGAAACAGACGAGTTAGAGTTTAACGATAAAGCACACAATGCCTTGGAAGCTGTGACAAAACGTCTTACAGAATTTGCAGAGAAGATGAAAGAAAAAGATAAGACGTTTACCTTTAACTTGTACAAGGGTGATAGTAAGAAGACACTAAAGAAACACCGTAGTAAGTTAAAGAATGTATCCTTTGCATTCATTGATGGTGGCAACAGCGAGAAAACAAAGAAGGCAGACTATGATAACCTTGACCATGTTCCTGTTATTGTCTTCAATAATTTCTTTTCCAAAGATCAGGAAGGAAAGATTGTTGACGAGAAACATCAGACAGTAAACCGTTTTGTAAAGTCTTTAAAGGGTAAACGTATTACAGTTCTTCCTTCACAGGACAGAGTAAAAGATGGTGGACATACACACCTAGCAGTGCTACTGAATGATGATGACTTACCTGATTTACCTGTAGAGTTTAGGCGTGTACCTATTGTAGTACAGCCACGTGATTCTGTACCAAAGGATAACATAGTTGACAATATTAATAAGAATGTAGAACTTATCAGCAGTTGGGACATGATCCGTAACTGTCACGTACATGACGAACATGCTATCATTGTATCTGGTGGATCATCTATTGACTTTAAGGAACTGAAGAAGCTACAAAAGAAAACAAATGGACGAATTGTCTGCGTAAAGCATAGCTATCCAAAGCTGCTCAAGGCTGGTATAAAACCATGGGCATGTGTTATACTAGACCCTCGACCTATTGAAGGTGAAAGTACACATGGTGTTGTACGATCCACTCTGTTTGAGACGGTTGATCCTAGTACAATGTTCTTCATTGCATCAATGACTGATCCTTCAGTTACAAAATTGCTGCAGTCTAAGACTGATCAGGTGTATGGATGGCACGCTTACTCACAGGCAGTAGCTAACACAGTAAAGAATCAAGAAGGTAAGAGTCTAAAGATCAATGAGAAACTAAATGTACCTGAAGACACTACGTTTGTTAATGGTGGTACTTGTGCAGCAATGAGAGCAATAGGCATGATGCATATCTTTGGCTTTAGAAACTTTCATCTGTTTGGTTTTGACTGTTCATTCCCTGATGAGACAGCTATTGATCTGAAAGAAAAGTTAGAAGATGGTAGAAACAAGTACATGAAGGTAGAGACAAACGGTTCAGAGTTTTGGACTACTGGTGAACTTCTTGCAATGGCACAGGATTGTGAAAAACTATTTGACAATGATGCTATTGAAATGAATATCTTTATGTATAGTAAGAACACTCTTGTTGCTGAAGTTTTCAAAACTTCAAAGCAAGCAGATAAAGTTTATTATGCTAATCTAATTACTAAACAGGCAGCTTAAAGGAGAATCAAATGCTTGAACTTGTTACTAATAATTCAGACGTTATTCTTAGCACTGTTACTGGTGTTATTACAATTGCAAGTCTTATCATTGCAGGAACTAAAACACCTGATCCTGATACAGTTCTTGGAAAAATATACAAGGCTGTAGAATTTCTTAGTCTTACCATTGGTAAAGCCAAAGAAACAGGAAAGCCTGAAGTAAAACCTGAAGAGGTTGAGGTTATTAAAGGTACAACTGAGAAGGTAGACTAATGCTTTCTCTCTTTTCTTCTGTGCTAAATATCTTTACAAAGATACTGCCTTTAGTCTTTGCGTTTAAGGCAGGAAGAGATAATGCACAGAAGAAAGAACTTGAACAGGCAGTTAAGAATACACAGGAAAGAAATAAAATTGAAAACGAAGTTAGCCGTATGTCTGACGGTGATGTTATTAAGCGGTTGCGAAAGCGTTGGAGGAGAGGCGGCGTTCTGTAGTTGGTCCTTTCCAATTCTTATCAGTGATGCTGATTCTATCTCTAACGATACTGCTCGTCAGATACTAAGTCATAACCTTACATGGGAAAAGTTTTGTAAATGAAGGAACTTAATCTAAAGCAGGAGAAGTTCTGTCAAGCCTATGTGATGTACCGTAATGCTACTGAAGCTGCTAAAGCTGCAGGATATTCAGATGTATCCGCACATACACAGGGTCATAGACTAAAGCAACGACCTGAGATTAACGAGCGTATTGAGGAACTTGAGAAGGAACTTGAGACACGCATTGACGTTATTGCAGAGGTAGAAAACCAATACAATTATGCTAAGAGTGCAGGACATACCAACAGTGCAATCAAAGCACTAGAGGTATTGTCCCGCATTCGTTCTACAAAGGAAGAAGAAGCTGTTAAATCTATTGCTGAACTAGAACAGGAGATAGTTAATAGCTTAGAGATATTAGGAGAAGACAGAGCATCTAAGATGTTTCTTAAATGCTCTTGGTTTACTTCTGTGGAGAATGAGGATTACGTTGAAGATGACTGCTAGCTAGTTCATCTATAAAAGGATGACGACCATTGTGCATGTGTTGTAAAGTTGTCACTTCTTCTTGTAATTTTTTAATTTGTTCCTGAACCTGACCTTTTCTTTTATGTTCAGCAGCGAGATTATCTGGACTAAGAATATCAGATAGTACTTTTATTTGTTGTCTTAGTACAGCTACATTATTCTCTGTTTCATCAAGTTCTCTATTTACCTCATCAACATGACCTTTAATTTCTTCTTGAGTTGCCTTCAATGTATTTACCTGTGCACGTACTAATGCCCATGCACCAGACAGTGATGCAACTACTGCTCCAACTTGAAACAGAAACTGCGCATCCATTTCCATTAGTTTGATTCATTCTTAATATAGACAACAGAAAAGTCAGCAGACACAAGATTGTTTGACCCTGAACTAGATGCTCTCATCTCAAGGTCAGTCTTTTCCTGTACTTCAATTGGATATTTAATAACAAAGTCTGCTACACCACCAGACCC